TTATTCAATAGAAACAATCACAGCGTTAATTGGAACTGAGATTTTTAACATCATGGGTCTTTGTTCTTTGGCGACATCACTTGACCCAGAAGCTTTCGCAAAACATATTGCAAATCATGATGCGATTGCTGAACTGGTTTTAAAAATCATTCAAGTGAATAAAGCATTCTTTAAGAAAGAGAAACAACAAAGTAGGTCAAGAAACGAGGTAAACGAGGTCACTTGGTTTGATTCGATTCAATACTTGATTAGCTGCGGTCATAGACCAGATGACATTATGAATATGTCATACGGCGCATTCTTGAAATACATTGAAGCAGCTCAAAAAAATGAGAGACAGAATATTAAAAATACAGCTATAGCAGTGCGTATTGCGATGCAATCAAGCAAGCAAGAATGGGAAAAGAGCATGAAACAATTAGAGAAATAATGAAAATCTGTTAATGACTTCATTTCGACAATTTGCTAAATTGAGTGAGATTAATAACAATTGGTTTACATTATGAAAAAGTTTTTATTAGCAGTTGGGGTTTCGTTCATCTCGCAATTTGCCACTGCTCAGGTTTATCAGTGCAAAGTTGGTGGTAGTTTATTGTTTCAAGACAAACCGTGCATTGGAAGCAAGGAGCAGGCGGACGCTATAAGAAAGAAACAAAATGAGTATAAAAGCGCACAGGCTGCAAGAGAGCAGCGCGAGGCGGAGCGAGCTGCTAGAAAAGAGCCAAAAATAGGAATGACAAAAACAGAAGCATATAAATCAAGTTGGGGTTATCCTGATAAAGAAAATGTGACAACAAGCGGCCATGGAACAAGTGAACAATGGGTATATCGCAGAGGAAGTAGCAGTAAATACCTATATTTTAAAAATGACATATTAACAACAATTCAAGATTTCTAGCTAATCTAAATAAACCCGCCAAGTGCGGGTTTTTTAATACCTAATTCACCCAACAAATCGTATTACGTTTTAAACGAACCTGTCAGCAATGGCAGGTTTTTTATGCCTGAAGGAAAACAAAATGGCTTCAAACAGTTTAGATTTTTTGCTGAATCTGCGTGCAAATACGACAGGCTTTGACCAAGGAATTAACGGCGCAAAGTTTGCTGTAAATGCACTTGTTGGCGCAATGGCGGCGCTTGGTGTTGGGTTGGGTGTTAAAGAGCTAGCAGAAGCAGCAGACAGCTATGCAATGCTCTCAGCTAAGATTCAGCAATCAACAAAAGATACTGGCAATTTTACTCAAGCAATGGCTGGTGTGCATCAAACCGCACTATCAACAAACTCAAGCCTTGATGCGACAGCAGCACTATTTACAAAGCTAAATACCGTTGCTAAAGACATGGGTAAGTCACAGCAATTTGCTTTAGACATGACAAGCACGGTTACTAAAGCAATTCAGTTGGGTGGTGGATCAGCTCAGGCAAGTGAGGCAGCAGTACAGCAATTCATTCAAGCGATGCAAGGCGGTGTTCTGCGTGGTGAAGAATTCAACTCAATCATGGAGAATGGCTATGGCTTAGCTGAAGCACTTGCAAAAGGCTTGGGTGTAACCACTGGCGAACTTCGTAAAATGGCTGAGGCAGGGGAGCTATCAGCAGAACGTGTACTTGCTGCTTTAGCAAAACAGAAAGCAGGTGTGGATGCTCAGTATGCTGAAATGCCTTTAACCATCAGCAATGCACTTCAAAAAATCGCTACATCTTGGCAAATCTTAATCGGTGAGATGGATCAGGCGAATGGTGCAAGTGCAACGGTGGCTCAATGGTTGTCGGTGCTTGCTGATAATTTAAATATTGTTGAAGTTCTTTTAAATGATGTTGGTGACGGATTCGTTTGGTTTGGCGACCAACTCAAAAAGATAGATGTAGCAACTATCGAAGCACTTAAAACAGCATTACTGTCTGCTTACGATGCGATTAAATCACTTGGTGCTACAGTCGGCACAGTATTTGAAACTACAGTTGATGTGCTTAATACGGCTCTTGGACAAATATTTAATTTCTCTAGTGGAATTGATGCTGCTACTGACAAAACCAATGGTTTTACTAAAGCACTTCAAGCTGTAAATGTAGTATTTGGATTTATTAGTGATGGATTCAAAGCTTTAAACATTGGTATCAATTTAATCATTGGTGCTGCTTATGATGCTGCGGGTGCTTTTAGCTATTGGAAGTCAAAAATAACTTTTGGCGACACGTCGGCACAAGCTGTAAAAGATTTTGAAGTAATGTCTGCGAAAGCGCAGGAATATTATGAAAAATCATCTAATGCGGCGATGGAGTTTAAATCTGCTGGTGTTGAAGCGATCCGTCAGATTGGATTGACTCAAGATGAGAAAAACGCCGAACGTATTGCCAACAACCAAAAGACACTCACTGATCTAAAAGCGCAAGAAGCTCAACATGTTTCTGACTATAAAGCGATTAGTGATGAGCGTATCAAGCTACAACAGCAATTGGTTGATGCTCGAAAATCAGGTGATCAATCAGCAATTGATGCAGCCATTGCGGGTCTTGCTGAACTTGATAAGAAAGAAAAAGATTATCAGGCTGAAAGTAAGAAAATCAGTGATGAAAAAATAAAGGCGGCACAAGATTGGGCAACAGCACAGATTGAAGCAGCAACCAAAGGCGGTGTGGCTTTAAGTGATAATACTAAGAAAACTATTGAAGCTAGTGTGGCAGCTCAAGGTCTAGCGGTTGAGTTTGATAAAACTGGCAAGGCGATTGTTAAAGCGATTGAGCAAGAGGCAGGTAGTGCAGTTGTAAGCTTAGATACAAGATTGGCACAGGCTCGCAAGGGTGCTGCTGACCTTGGGCTTGACCTTGATGTCGCACTTAACAAAGTATCTGAGGGGTTTAAAGCTAAAGCCACATCACTTAATGACTTCACCAATAATCTTGAGTTGATGGGAGTCAAAGGAAAGCAAGCTGCTGATGTTACCTATGAAGCTTGGGTGAAGTTGTTAGAAACGGCTAAATCACAGGCTGAGATTGATGCTGCGAAAGCCAAGCTTAAAGAGTTTGAGTCTCAGGGCGTATTTTCAACAAGACAAGTTGAAAATGGCATGTTGGCTTTGGATATTCAAACTGGAAAAGTCAAAGAGACAACGGACGAAGTAACAGAAGCGTTTAAGCGACTCGGTATTCAGACTAAGGAACAACTCGCATTACAAGCTAAGCAAGCATTGATGGATTTTGAAATGGTTCGCAATAGTGGTCAGGCAACACAAGCTGATTTACAAAAGGCTTATCAAAAAACTATAGATGCCGCTTATGCAAGCGGTGATGCTGCACGTATTTCTGCTGCAAATTCAAAAGCAGCATCATTGGGCTTGCAGGTTCAGGTTGATGAAACTGGCAAGGCATCTGTCAAATCCATGAATGATTTATCTGACTCTGTTGAAAATGTTGGACGTACTGCTCGTGGCTCTGCTGCTGATGGTTTCCGTGAATTAGGGCGAGTTGCCAGAGAAGAAGCAAAAACCAGTCTGGAAGAGTGGGAAGATGCTATGGCGAAGATTAGTGCAGAACGCAAAGCGCAATCAGCATCGAATTCTAAAGGGTTATCTGAATTGCAAGGCGGCATTGATCAAATGGCTAATGATTACTACAAGCGACTTGTTGCTGCTGGTATGAATGAAAGTCAGGCGAGAGATAAAGCTGATAAAGCGAAATATAGTTTGGCTGTTGAAACCACTAATTCGCTGAAAGGTGGAACCACACTGGGATTGAATACGACCAAGCAAGAAATGGAGAAAACATTAGCATACTGGGAAAATAAAAATTCTAGTAATGCTGGCGGTGGATCTATTTCAATAGGCGGAAATTCTAAAGCACCAGCAATCTCAGCACCCAATATTTCCACACCAACACCTAACATCACGAGTTCATCCGACCCTAAAAATGTACGTCTTGAAATTGCAATTGGTAATTCAAGCACCGAACTTTATGGGACTCAAGATCAGGTCAATGCAACCGAAGCACTATTTAGAGAGCTTGAGCAAGCTAAAAAGGCAATGTAATGAGACTACAACGCAAAGCAACCAATGAAACCGTTCCACTTGAGAACGGTTTTTTATGGTCGGATGAATTTGACTGGAAGCCGATTGAACAAAATCAGGAACGTGCAGTTGATGGCACATTGATTGTTCAAGAGGGTAAAAAGAAGTCAGGGCGACCAATTACGCTATCACCTTCTGACAGCCAAGGTTGGATTAAACGGTCCAGTCTATCAATTCTAAAAGATTGGTCGGCATTGCAAGATGAGCAATTCACACTGGTTTTTGAATATCCACATGACACACGCCAATTCAATGTGATTTTCAATCATGCTGAGGGCGCGATAGATGCTGAACCAGTTAAAGGTTTTCCAACTGTTTCAGAAAATGATTTTTATAAAGCGACTTTAAAATTTATTGAGGTGCCAAATGCCGATTGAGACCAATAATCTTGTTTTATACAAGTCTGAGCGTTTGACAGATACCTCAGACGGCGGCGGCAAGTATTCTGGTCAAGTTGTCATAGATGGGGAGAGTAACAATCTTTTCCCTGATGTGTCGGAACTTGATAGAACGATGGGGCGTGTATCGCTCCGTAAAATATTTCCAGCCATCAATAACAATGATACTGAATCGTTGATGGGATCGACTGTATTCATTTCAAAGAATCCAGATGATCCGAATGTATCAGCATTACTGTTCAGTACCGAAAGCCATACAGATGTGCGTTCAAGTGCGTCCAATCGGGTTGAAAACTATTTGGCCAAAGGCGGGCAGATTGCAGGGACACCATTGGATACGCTTTGGCAAGGTATGAAAGTTATACAAGTTGCGATGTTTAAAACTGATACCGAAAGTAGTGTTGGTGATACCATCGTACTTGTTTCAAACGAGGGTTTATCAACTGAATTTGAGCAATATGTGCGACTTACAAAAGTTGAAACACGTCTTGCAACGATGATGGTAGATGGTAGTCAAGTTGAATATAAGTTGGGTACATATTCGATTAATGATCCGCTTGAACGTGATTTTATCGGGTTATCAGCATCACAGTGGTACAAAGGCTCTAAATCGCCAACGATCATTCGAGATACGATTGTTGCTGATACAGGCAAGTATTATGCAAGTGTTAAAATTGCCGATGATGTTTCTGTAAATAGTTTTACGATCCAAGCGGCTTCGATCTTTTCTCAGTTGATTCCATCTTCTCAAACGGAAACGCCGTTAATTGATTTAAATGCATTAAGTGAAAATGTGGCATTGGTTGCAGGCAATAGCGGAACTATCACAGCGCCGTTTACAACAACAGTAAACACAAGCCAGAGTTTATACATTGGCTCAAGTGTTTTACCTGGTTCGATTGCATTTACTTTGTTTGGGCAAGCTATTTCAGATAATGGCGGTACGTTGCGCACCTTATCAGGTACTCAAATCGGAACAATCGACTATCAAACGGGTCATATCGTTTGGAGCAATGCGATTGGTACAGGAACGGTATCAATCAATATCAACTTTAAGCCTGCAGCGATGCCGACTCAGCCGTTTGAATCGTATGCTTTACCTGTAACGGCCAATAATCAAGGAACCAACTGGACTGGTGTGTTGTTACCCATTCCCGCACCAGGTGCGCTTAGCATTTCGTTCATGGCACAAGGCAAGTTCTATACGCTCAAAGACAATGGCACTGGGCGCTTAGTTGGTGCAAATGATTCGATCGGCACGGGGAGCATTAACTATCAAACAGGATCATGGTTACTGACTACAGGGGCTTTACCCGATGTCGGAACACCAATTTTATTGCTATGGGGCACACCGATAGCAACCTTTGCCCGTGCAAACCTGAGTGTCTTGCCTGCGGCGATTGAATTTGATTTAGGGCAAGTTGCGATTGCGGCTAGTTCTGTTTCAGTTACATGGACCTTAGATGGAGTTTCTAAAACTGCTTCTAGTAACGCACAAGGTCAATTCACAGGCGATGCCACAGGTAGTATTAATTATGCAACTGGTGTGGGTAAATTGATTCCAAATAAGTTGCCGCAGAAGAACACCGCATTTAATTTTGCATTTAATTATGGTGATCCAAAAACACAGACGGTTTCTGCTGTCACTCCAAATTTAAGCCAAAAGCTAACATTCAATATTGGTACAGGGTCAGCGATTCAACCGAATAGTGTAGAGCTGCAAATCCCAGTATCGAGCAGTGTAGGTTCATCTCCCCATGTGCTGTTCCATGTACCTTGTACAAACTTGGATGTATAACGACTAAACATATCACCCACCACCACAACCGATCCAACAATTGAGTTATCAGCATCATAGTTGTGAG